TCGTGGCGAAGCCTGACGAGCTGTTCGGCTATCCGCTGGTCAAGCGTTGCTGTTGTCATCGGGCGACTCTAGGCGCTTGAGGGCCTCATCGAAGAGCGCAGCCTTTTTCTCGTTTACGGTCAGATCCACGGTTGAGCGTTCGCCGTACTTCTTCGGCGCAAGCTTGCAGAGATACCACTTGAGCGTGTCCACATGCAGCCGGCTTCGGTCTACGGCGTCACCGGTCGTTACCTCAATGCCAAGCGGGCCTTCCTTGGTCTTGGTAGCCTCGACAGGAGTCTCCGCTACTTCCAGCAGACGGTCGGCCATGGCATCCAAGCCTATATCGCGTGCGTGCGCGTATTGCGGGTAAAAGCCGCCGACATCCTTGATCGCCCATTCTCTGACCGTGGATTCATCAGGCATCCCGGCAGCCTTGCAAATGGATCGCAAAGACTCGCCGCCAGCCAGCCGCCTACAAATTTCAGCCGCGATCTCTGGCGTGTATGTGGATGGCCTGCCCACCCCTGAAATATGCCCATCCATTGTTCGCAGCACAATAGACAATATCGCACAGCGGGCCTGTCATTATGCTCCAATCGTTCCATTTCCATGTCCCCCGCACACTGGTATCACATCACCATTTGTTAACTTACCGCATTTCATTTGTTATCGCGGAGCAATCACGCACAGGTGTCTGTTGTCGAGGCACAGTCGAGCGCCGATGCCCCGGAGGCGTCGAGCATTCTCCCTCAACCCTTCTTCGAACAGCTAGGGATACGGCCAAGGCAAAACCTAGTGAGCTGGCAACCAGGCAACTGGCCGTCGTTGGTTCATGCCTCGATCCTTGGGCTTCGGAAACCATCCGTGGGACCACGCCACTCCCGCCGCACGCACGGCGGGTTTGTCGTTTACCGATTACGCCGGAATTTCCTGACGCCTGAAATAACGAGAGATAGGCCGATCAGGAATGGCAGGCCGGCGAAGATCGCGCCGAACAAGAAGCCCGCGTCCACGCCCTGATTAACGGAGGCAGCGAACCGCCAGGCGGTCCAGGCGATGGGGACGCAGCCGACTACAATGCCAATGATTGCCTTCATGCGCCTGGACTGCTTCAGCGCCTCTTCGTCAGTCATTGGCTCAATGGTCATTCCTTGGCCCCTGTTACGCGAACGGTACTCTAAGCGTACTCTGCTGGTACTCTGACAGGCTCTCGGAATCGCTGTAAGTCCTTGGTACCGAGGCCGGGACTCGAACCCGGATGACCTTACGGCCAAGGGATTTTAAGTCCGAAACGAGTCGTTTCGCCTTGTCTCCGTCCGTTTCCAGTTGTTGCTAAATTTGGCGTTAACCGCTGGCTTTACTGGGGAAATGGAGGATTTCGGCTTTCCGTCCGTTTCCTTGTGTTTCGCTAGCCGTACTCTCAGCCGTACTCTGACTGCACTCTGTACTCTGGAGTTTCTCCGCATGTGCGCCCATCTTTTCAACCGCTGAACGCGCCCGCTTTTCGTTGTGTTTGAAGTACTTCAGCACCTGGGCAATGCACTTGTGGCCGGTGATGAGGGCTATTTCAGCCGGTGGCACTCCGAGGTCGAACATGGTGCAGATCGCCCACCGTTTCAGCGCGTAAATGTCGCCGACATTGCCGGCGTCCTTGGGCCTGAGGTTGTTCTTGTACCAGTTGTCGAGCTCCACGGCACCCTTCTTGAGCTTCCACGGCAGGCCGGTGTTGCAGCTGAGGAAGACATGCTCATCAGGCTCGCGGTCTTCAATGAGTGGCTTCAGGATCGCCGCCGTTTCTCTGGTGATGGGCGCTGGATGCCTGCCGTTGCGCTTGACCAGGACGGTGACCTTGAGGGCTTCGAGGTTCACGTCCTTGACCTGAACGCGGCACGCACTCGCCGGCCTCCATCCATGCTGAGTCAGGCAATGAAACAGCGGGAACTGGCCACGAACCTTTGCGTTCTCGAGGATCTCGGTAATAAACCGATCCTCGATGAGGTCCACGTCTGATTCACCGCTCTGCGGTGGCCTCAACGCCCGGTAGACCGTCAGGTCATAGGGTTGGCCTAGGTTCTCGCCCGCCCAGCGGTAGATGTGGCGCAGGTAACGAAAGGCGGACGTACAGCCGACGCCATTGGTCTTGGCCCGGTGCTCGATGACGCTGCGCTTGGTAGCCTTCCTGATCGTGTCCCAGCCCAGCGCCAGCGCCGTCTTGAGCGCAATGGCCTTGTACTCTGCGATTGATTCATCCGTTATCGGATGCTCAGCGTCCCCGCGCCGCCCGGCTTCCCACTCAAGGAGGATCTCCTCCCAGGTCATAGTCTTGACCGGACGCACGCCATCGAGCACACGGCTGCGTCTGCGCCGAGGTGGTATCTTCTCCTCTATCGCCCGCTTGGCCTTGGCGGCTGATAGAACCGTCGTATACGGCCCATCGGCGTTGTTCTTGCCATTGGCGCGGTAGCCGACGTAGATGGATTCCCAGTTGGCCTCATCGGGCCGGTATTCAAGACTTGCCATAGTTCCACGCAGAACCTGTTGATTCAGATTGTTTCGTCTATTTTACCGCAGCGGGCGGCTTTTCTCTGGCAATGAGGATGATGCGAATGGCTTCACGCCGGGCCTTCTCGCGTTCCTCCGACATAAAGCGTTCGGCATTAGCGCGTCTCATTTCCCAGTGTTCGCCCGTCACGGTGCCTCGCGCCATGCTTTCGTTCATGTACGCAGCTTTCATTGCCCCAAACTCGCCTTCGCACTCGGCCAAGACCGCATCAGCGACAATCTCGGGCCTGGCGTCCAGGCTGGCAAACTTGCCGGCTGCCTTTTCAACGGCCTCCAAATACACCGTCTTGAGTTCAAGTGGACTCGGCGGCGGCGGCTTTCGCACACCACGGTCCTTGCTAAATTCGCACCCGACCATCAACAGAAGGGGGATGGCGAGCAGTAACATTCGCATGGCGACCTTTCAAGACTTCCGGTTATTTGGTTTTCCGGTGTAGACGCTTCTTGAGCCTTCGGTTCTCATCCTCAAGGCGCGCGAACATGGCACGGACTCGATCAGATGCAGCAAATAAATGCACGGCGTCTAAAAAGGTCTCTCGCTCAGCGCCTTTCAGGCCCAGTGCGTTCGCCCACTTTTCGCCTGTTTTCCCCGATATTTTGCGGGCTTTCGTCATGTACATGCTAACCGTCGGCTCTTGCTTACCAATCAGACGACCAAATGCGCGGTGGCTCAGGCCATGCTTATCCAGCATGCGTTGTAAAATGTCAGCCGGAGCTTCCATTAACTAGAACATATAGTCCTAAGTCTGGATTTCTCGCTTCTCGTTTTATGTGAAGTTCAGCTCTCGCTATCTTTCCAACTGATGCGGGGAAAAGTATTTGCCAAACCTTTCCCGATATGGTTAGAGTTCGCCCGCGCCTTTCGCTGTGGAACCATGGCGGAAAAGTGTTGAAAGGTCAGTATTGACCCTATGTCTGAGCTCGCTAAAGCTGGAACCAATGCGAAGACGCTCTTTTTGAAGCGTGATTCTGGCAAACCACGTCCCTCTGCCAGCCCGACGGATAGGAATGTCCGCTTACGACAAGCTCTCAAAGTGCGCAAGGATCTTCTGAACGCTTTCAGGGATCTCGCCGCCGCATTTCGTAAGCTCCGCTGACATGTCTTTTAGGGCGTCGATCAGCCGGTGATTTGTCTCCTCGATCTTCCTTACATAGCCTGCCGAATCTTTCTTGGCTCTTGCTCTTTCGGGGCGGGCAAGGGACAGCAGCTTCTCTAGATCAGCCTGAGAAGCTCCAATAATACGCGCTATTTTTACTATTTTTTTGTCCGCTGGCGGGGCTCGACCGCCAGAGCACCAAGCGGAAATAGCGGTTTGGCTGTAGCCGGACTCGGCCTCCAGACGCACCTGGGTACACTTCAAGTCCTGCATCAATTGATGCAAATGAGATCCGAAAGTCTTAGCGGCCATACCGGAGCCTAATCACATTTTTGGAATGTGTTTGACTATCACAAAGATGTGATAAACACTCAGGCATGACTATTACAAAATTGGGATACAGAGTTGCCGCCCTGATTCGGGTAGCGATGGAAAAGCAGGAACTGGGTGCGCCGACCATCGCCCGGATGGTTGGATGCCACACCAACGCCGTCTATACATGGCGCGACGGTCAGTCTGTCCCGAAATGGTGGGCAATTCCGGGCTTGGCCCGCGCTCTCCACATTGATGAGAGCAGGCTTGAGAAGGCTGCGCAGCAGGACCGGGCGGACAGACATGGGCCGGCACCTTCTGCTCTACCGGCTTCGCGCAAGCGCGAAACGGTGCGCTCATGATACCGCTCCGTTCCGGCCAGGTCGCCAAGGGCCTCGGCATCAGCCGCGCCACGCTCTGGCGCTGGACCCAGGCCAGCATCATTCCGGATCGCTGCGTCCTGCCGTGGGGCGATCATCGCATTCGCTACGACGCTGAGCAGCTCGCGCTCGCCGGCTTCCGGCTCGAACTCCCCGTCCCTTCCTCCACCTGAAACAAACAGGGGCCGAGGCGCGCAAACGCCCCGACCCCACAGCAAACCGGAGTCTACCCGATGTGCTCAAATCACCCTAGCCACCAGATGCAACGAGGCAAGCAAGTGGCCGAGATCTTGCCATTCCTGTGCTTCGACTGCGGCAAAAGCGTTCCGCATCTCTACGCCAACGGCTCCTGCCGCGCCTGCCTGCGTGACGCCGACCGTTGTCTGACCTGCGGCACCGATACCGATGGCGCGACCTACTGCCCAATTCACGAACCGGAAGAGGTCGAACAGACCGACGGCTACGCCATGGGCAGCGGCCCCGATGGCCGCACGACGTGCCAGTCGTGGAAGGGGGGTGCTCTGTGAGCGACCCCGACAAGTTCCAGTCTCAATTCGCAACGCTTCGCGAGATGCTCGAAGCCGCTTACGCCGAAGGCCATGCGGAAGCGATGG